GAAGGCGTTACTTGAATGGCTGTTACTTGGTCCTGAAAGGTCACCTAAGACTCAGAAAGAATGGGCGGTCGAACAGGAAATCCATCAGGATTCTGTTCGCCGCATAAAACGTGATCCACGGTTTATCCGTGAGTGGGATCGTCGTGCAGCAGAACTGAACATCAACCCTGAACGGGTTCAGAGCGTCATAGATGCTTTATGGCAGCAAGCTGCCAGTGGTGATGTGAAGGCTGCTTCTTTGTATTTGCAATACATTGAGAAGTTCACTCCGAAGCGTAAGGTAGTTATGGAAGATGAGCGGGACGTTGAGTCTTTTAGTGATGACGAGCTTGCTTCGTTGTTGGAAGAAGAAGTGGCTTCTTTGCGTTTAATTAAAGGTGGTTTGGACGATGCCTAAGGTTGGTAAGAAACATTATTCGTATACGCCTAAGGGGCGTGCTGCGGCTGCGAAGCAGGCGAAGCGTACTGGCAAGAAGGTTACTAATAAGAGGAAGAAGTAGTGGAGTTGCAGGATTTGCGTGATGATGGGATGTGGATGCAGTTGGAGGCGATGGGGGAGCGCCCTGATTTGTTGACTGATCCTTTTTTGGATGATGAACCGTTGGAGTGTGGTTTGGATAGTCCTGAGGTGTGTGAATCTTGTCAATAGGGGGTTGTGGTGGAAATAGAGGATGTTGCGGAGAGAGCGTCGATTTGGTCGGATGCGATCAAGAAGATTGTTGCGGCGATTACTGCTGCTGTGGTTGCGTTGATTGCGGCTGTCAGCGGTGTGACGATGTTGTGGTCGGATGATGATCCTGAACCTGTTCGGATTGAAACGGAGTATGTTGGTGGGGGTTCTTCTTTTGGGCCTCAGTGTTCACAGTTGATGTCTACGATTGAACATACGTGGACTGAGCAGCAATGGTCGGTTTGGGAGCAGTTGCGGAAGAGTATGGGTTGTTGAGTTGTGAGTCGTTTGACGGAGTTGCGCCAAGAGGTGGAGTGGCGGAAGTGTGTTAGGAGCGAGAAATATTTTTTACAGAATTTTTGGCACATTGCTCACCCTGCTCACGGGCGTATTCTTTTTGCTTTACGTGAGGCTCAGGCGAAAGCTCTCGAAGAGTGGGCAGATAATAGATATTCGCTTACGTTAAAGGCGAGGCAGATTGGGTGGACGACTTTGGTGTCGGCTCACCAGTTTTGGTTGGCGTTTTTTCATCCTGACCAGAACATTATTGATTTGTCTCGTACTGAGCGTGAAGCGGTGTTGTTGTTGCGTAAAACGAAATACGGTTTTAAGCATTTGCCGAATTGGATGTTGGATCGGGGACCTAAGTCGTTGGTTGAGCATCAGCAACGTATGGCGTTTGATAATGGATCGCAGATTACTTCTATGCCGTCTGCGTCTGATCCTGCTCGTGGCGAGTCTGCGACGCTGATTGTGGTTGATGAGTGGGCTTTTTTGCCTAATGCGGAGGAAGCGTGGGCTTCTATTGAGCCTGTTGCTGACGTGGGGGGCCGTATTATTGGTTTAAGTACGGCTAATGGGTCTGGAAACTTTTATCATCATTTGTGGACTGGTTCTACGACGGGGAATAACAAGTTTTCTCCCATGTTTTTTCCTTGGTCTGCTACGGAGGATAGGGATGACTCTTGGTATCAGGCGAAACGGGATTCGATGTTGCCGTGGCAGTTGGCTCAGGAGTACCCGACGACCCCCGAAGAGGCTTTTATTCGTTCGGGAAACCCTGTGTTTGATTTGGATGTGCTTGATGCTATGCAAATGCACGTGGAAGCTGGCCGTTACGGGTATCTTCACGAGATCCAGCCAAGAGTTTTGGAGTTTAGATGCTGACGGTGTGGCAGGAACCAGAGCGGTGGAGCGGATACGTCCTTGGCGTGGACACGGCTGAGGGTTTAGGTCATGGTGACTATTCGTGTATTCAGGTATTGGATGCGAAAGAAGGTACGCAGGTGGCGGTATGGCACGGCCATATCCCGCCTGATGAGTTGGCATATGAGGTACACAACCTTGGAATTTGGTATGGCAATGCTTTGTGTTGTGTGGAATCCAATAACCACGGGTTGACGACTATTACTCAGTTACGTCAGTTGGGTTATCCGAACATGTTTCGTCGTAGGTCGTTGAATAGTCAGACGGATCGTATGTCTCAGGAGTTTGGGTGGAAAACTACTCGTACTTCTAAGCCGTTAATGATTGACGATTTGTCTATGGCTTTACGTAACGACGAACTGGTTTTGAAGGACCAGCATACGATTGCTGAGTTGCGTACTTATGTGCGTAATGAGCGTGGTGGCATGTCGGGTTCTCCGCATGATGACCGTGTGATGGCGTTGGCGTTAGCTAACCAAATGCGCAAGTATGCGTTCATACCTGAGTATGTTCAACAGGTAGATGATACATATACTTTTGATTGGTGGATGAAACAAGCCAACAAACGGCAAACTGTAAGCGATACGATTGGCTTGAACACGTTACGTGGGACAGCTTAAATATGTCTTAGACATGTCTCTATGATTGGAGTGGCCGATAATGGCTAACAACCGAAAATATAACGCATCAGGGATGGGCGAAACAATGCGCATCAACCATGCACAGCTTTACAATGGACCTCCTGCTGAGGGTGGTTCTCAACCAAACGAACCTCGTTTCACGGGAGCTATGAACGAAGCTCATCCTGGTGACAAGGGTGCAGGTATGCGAGTTCGCGAAACTCCTTTGAATCAGCATGGAGTTACAGGTCGAGTAGCACCTGGCACTAAACTTCCTCAGCCTGATGGCGCTGTTAAAAGCACCTGAGTATGGCGGTCATCCCAGATGGGGCGACCTTTGAAGAGTTCACCCAATACGTTATTGCACGTCGTGGGGAAGTTCCGTTAGAGGAACTTAAAGAACTTTGGGAGCGTCGTTTGCGCCTCAAATCGGTAACGGTTGCTAGAGGCGAAACGATGCGCAACATGTTGCCACCAGAAGATCGTGACCTAACTGTTAGGGAACGAGAGAAGAAAATCATTTCAGAGGCTCGTGCTGCTGGGCATGAACCCATTTATCAAGGGCGACGCTGGGTATAGATATGGCACGGATGACGAAAGCCGACAGATATTCTCAAACAAAAGAGAGAATAGATAACACGTACAGGTGGCGTAGCGAAGAAGGCTACGACGCTAAGTGGCATCGGATGATTGACCTTTATAGAGGCAAAACATTTCCTGGTGCTGGTGGGGGTTATGAAGGAAATGTCGGTTATGACCGAATTTCTGTCAATATGGCTTTCTCAACCGTTAATGTCATTGCCCCGAGCGTTGCGGTAAACCATCCAACAATTACTGTTACAGCTAACAAAGAGGGTGACGAATCACGAGCCGTCTTTGTTGAAGCAGTAATTAATTATTTGTGGAGACATCACGACTATCGGAAACCATTTCGGCGGGCAGTCAAAGATTTTCTTATCGTAGGCCACGGCTGGCTTAAAGTCGGTTGGCGGTTCGTGGAACAAGAAAGAGATTTGACTCCTGCCGAGATGGCCTCTGAATACAATCAGGCCACTCTCGAAGTGGATCAGTTTGCTTACGACAACCCTGAGATGATGAATGATCTTCCATCCGATCAAGATGTGATGGACGCTATCCCTTCCAAAAAGATGGAAGTTGTAGAGGATCAAGCGTTTGTGGAACGGATTAGCCCGTTTGACATGCTTATAGATCCAGAAGCGACATGTCTTGATGATGCCCGTTGGATTGCGCAACGTATCGTGCGTCCACTTGCAGAAGTGAAACGAGACAAAAGGTTTAAGCGATCAGTTCGACAAAACCTGGTCGCTGACTCTGGTGTTCGTTACCGCTGGGATGGCGATAACGAACGTGAACAGTACAACGAAGTAACTGCACGAGTTACCTTGTACGAATTTTATGATCTTGAAGAGGGCACAATCTCTGTTTGTTCAGAAGGTGGCGACGACTACCTGCTGGACCCAACTGAAATGCCATACCATTTCGGTCATCCGTTTGTGATGATGCGGAACTATGACGTTCCTGACGTGTTCTACCCAATGGGTGACCTTGAAGCTATCGAATCGCTTCAAGAGGAACTAAACAAAACTCGTTCTCAAATGGTGAACCACAGGAAACGGTACGCACGAAAGTATCTTTATCACGAGCGTTCATTTGGGCCTGAAGGCCGTGAAGCATTGGAATCTGATGAAGATGGACGTTTTGTTCCTGTTATCGACGAGAACCGTGATCTTGCGGGAGTGGTCCAACCATTACCGCAAGTCCCTCTTGCTCCCGAAATGTACAACCACTCCAATGTTATCGAAGGAGACATAAACACTGTAAGCGGTGTATCTGAATATGCCCGTGGACAGATGCCAGAAACTCGTCGTACAGCTACAGAGGCCAGCATCATTGTTGATGCAGGCAATGCTCGTGCGGCAGACAAACTGGCGATTGTAGAAATTTCTATTTCAGAAGTTGCACGTATGGTTATGCAACTGATGATGCAGTACATGACTGATGCCCAAATGGTGCGTATCACAGGC